AACTTCACTTACTGTATCTAGACTCCAAGGAGATTCATCAAAATCTTTTCCTACTACAAGTATAAGATTCATCATTTCGTTTTCTCTATAGCTCTTAATGTGAAAGATGCAGTGTGAGGATTGTCCCGATGGTCAGGCTTTCTATTGATATGCTCTACTTCCCAGCCTTTAGACTTTAGATACGTATTAAGCAGAGGGTAGTGAAATCTTTCAATAACATCGTAGTTCTTTTTCGAGTTTTGAAAAGTAATTGTCCAAGCTTTAGGATATTTAGGACTGTCTACTACAATAACATCAAAATCTTTGTTGTCTTTTCCCTCTTCTTTTCTTACTACTGCCTGTATCGCAACCGCAATAAGTTGAAGCATGTTCTCAACAGGCATGTTTATGTTTTCAATAGAAGACGAGTTCGGTATTGAATCTAAAATATCCATTTTATTTTTCTCCTTTTCAGGTAATAAGTTTTGTAAAGCTTCTACGCATCGTCCAAACTTAACCGTCATATCGTCCTTAATAGCCCGAACGAATTCTGGATTGTCAGAAAGACTAGTTGTGTGGTAATTCAAATAATCTGGAAAGATAACAGTACTTTCAACACTTATAGAAAAATCGTTAAAGGCTGAAAAAGCAGTTGTTACTTTAGCGCTAGCTCCTACCTCAGGGTCTACTTGAACAGATGGAGCAGAGATAGATACACTAACTTCGTCACGCAAGTTACAGTTTGTAATAGTCATAGACTATCCTAATGACGGGACCCAGTGGTGGAACACAGGGTGCTTAATGAAAGAATTGAACACGCGCTCGTTGTTGTTCAAGCACTGTCTGTAAGATTCGGTTGCAGCCCAAGCAAATTGAGCATTGCGTACATCCAGAAAGATATGAGTAAACATCATACCGTTCTTTTTAACTTGTTCGAAGCACTTGATAAAATCTGCATCACTGCCGAACAAAGGAAAAGACAACGTGCTAAAAGTTTCGAATTGTTCTAGACGAAGGTCAAACGGCTCTCCATATTCACTACGAAGCTTTTTAACTGTTACAGGCATTTCAGTTTCAAATGATTTTAAATCAACACCTGCTAGAGTTGGACATACTTCGCCAGCAATAGTTTTTTCGCGTTCAGTAATAAAAAGAAAGTTCATAAATATTCCAAAAAGATTAGTGGGTGGTGCTAGTGTTGCTTTGCATAATAAAATCTATGCGTTTTTGTTTGGCTTCTTCGAAGTTGATATCGAGAATGCCGTCTTCAATTAGGAAACTTGAATACAAAAAGAATTGTGTCATTATTTCCATAAGGATTGTTCGGTCAGTTCGCATAAAGCGTTCTGTATCAGCTTTGTTGAAAGCAATAGCTAACTCAGACAGTTCTTGATTGGTAACTGTTTCTTGTGCAGCAAGAGCTTGGAGCTTCATTAAAGGCTTTTCAAACTCTTCTTCGTTTTTCATAACGCTACAGCCTAGTGATAGGCAATTACCAAGTGAGTCAAAAAGCTTTGCATCTGTTATACTAGGAAAGAGAATTACAAAAGCGTTTAAGGGTCCTACCGTTATTTGATTTTCTAACTTGCTATCTATAACCGTAAAGAAGTGTTCACTAGATAGGATTAGGTATAGGTCTTGCAACCACTTACTGTTTGCATCCAAGGCTATTAAGTGTTTCTTTTCGTATTCGATTCTGTCTTTCATAACATACTCTTGTTAATTAAATAAACTTCTAGACCTTCAAAGTCCCAATTGAAGTCTATTTCTGCTTTGTATACGGGTTTTGCTTTTGAGTCAAACGTACTTTCTTTAATGTCTACTCTAAATGCAGACCCAAATTGCGGTATTTTAATTATGTATCTACTCTCCATAGCGAAAATAGAAACATTATTATTAGGTGTGTCAGTAAACGTCAATGCATCATAGACAGACTGGGACAGTTCAGGCATAGCTTTTATTAAATAACGCGTGTTACCATTCATTAAAGTCTTACCATCGTCGCCCAGAACTTTCTGAATCTGCGCATAAGATTCTAAGACTTTAAAGTCTCTTGCGTCGATAATATTATCTACCAGTTCTTTTGTAGCCTTCTCTACCGTATCCAGTATATCTAAAGTGACACCTACAATTTTAAAGCCCGCCTCAGCAGTTAAAGTCCAAGAGTGTCTGCAAGAAATATTAGGCTTACTTACAGTAGTATTAGAGTCCGATAGATGGGAGAAGTGGTTAACGCTTGCATTGACAACTAGACCGTCCAGAAGCTTCTTTCGTTCTGTATCGGTCTTAGCTTCATCATACAGGCTTTGTAAAACATTTCTTGCATAGAGCATGGAGCAACCCCTTGATTTGCAATTTGCTAATTTACTATTATTACGTGGTATTTACAGTTTTATAAAATTACTGAGTGCAGGAGTACTTATGGGTAGTTCAGTTATGAGACTTGGAGATAAGAGTGTAGGTCACGGCTATCCGCCTGTTCCATCCATCCAAGCAAGCAGCAACGTCAAAGCTAATGGTATTGGTGTTGTGCGTCAAGGCGATAAGTACGCCGTCCATTGTCTATCTAGCAGTTGTCACCAAGGCGCAGCATTAGGTTCATCGACTGTTAAAGTTAATGGTAAAGGTATTCATACTACAGGAAAGAAGCTTACTTGTGGAGACACAGCAGGACAAGGAAGCTCTAATGTAAAGGCAGGTGGTTAATGGCACGTTCTCCTATCAATCTTTCTTATTACGAAAGACACACAGCACAAGAAATCCCTACCAACAATACAGCTATAGCTCAAAGAGATAATATAGTTGATACCCACAGAACTGCCCAGCGCAACTTCTTATTCTCAGATGTAAACCTTCAAATGAATAAAACTTCTCAAACAGAAGTGCGCGACAGAGAAAGCGTTGTGCAAAGTATCATGATGATACTAGGTGTAAGCAAAAGAACAAGATGGTTTAGACCTGAGTTTGGTGTAGACTTAGAACGACTCCTATTTCAACCTTTAGATACAGTAACTGCTAACGCTATTCGTAGTACTATCATTACTGGTCTTACTGGAAGTAGAATAGGTGATAGCAGAGTTAATGTGCGCAACGTTGAAGTTCTACCAGATGTAGACAACGGCAATTACTTTGTTTCTATCGCTATAGAGATACCTAGACTTGGGCTAACTTTTGAAAACATAGAATTTGGATTGAAGCGACTATGAACAACATTCAACTATCGAGAACTACAGTAGGTTTCCAAAACATTGTTGACGAAATCCAAGAACAGTTTGCACAAGAATACCCTTGGCAGGATAAACTTACTTCTAGTTTGAATACGTTTCTTGTAGATGTAATGGCAGGTCTTTATACCAATGCAGGTGTTAACCTAGACATTGCACAGCTAGAATCTTTTATTACTCATGCTAGAAGAGATAGCAGTATCTTTGCTTGTACAAGAATGTTAGGCGTTAAGATAAATCGCCGTACCAGTGCAAGAGCAGAGTTCCAACTTACGAACAACTCAAACGAAAAAGTTAACGTGCCTCCATACGCCCAGATAAACGTTTCTGGTAGAAGCTTTTATTGTCGTGAAAGTATTATACTGCAAGTACGTGAAACAAAGATATTCACACTATATGAAGGTATTGTTCGTCGTAAAGAATTCTCAATGGCAAACAGAAACATAAACATGCCAGAGATTGTACTAGGTGAACCTAACTTCTCAGTTGCTGATCACGATCTACTTGTTTATACAGTAGATGAAAAAGGCGATTACACAGAATGGGAAGACCACGAAGAGTCCTTAACTGACCTCACTTCATCAGATACAAAGTATTTTGAATCTACAACAGGTGATGGTGATGTTTCTCTTCTATTTGGTGATGGTACGTTTGGTAAAGCACTGACAAAGAAAGATACTGTTATTGTTCAGTATGTAATTACTCAAGGTCAGAACGGCAACGTTGGTAATACTGGTACACGAGCAACCGTAGTAGCTAATCCATTAGTTACAGGTTCTTCTATTGAGAACATTAAAGGTGGTACGTTTCCAAAGTCAGCAGCGTATTACAAAAAGTATGCCCCACATATTTACCAGTCTAAGAATACATGGACTAGACCGTCTAGCTGGAAAGGCAACATCATGAAGTATCCGGGCGTTGCTGATTGTACTATTATGTCTCAGCGCGATATTGCCCCAAATGACCCAAGCTGGATGAATGTAGTTCGTGTATGTATTCTGCCAATTGGTAGTGCTACTTGGGGCGGTGATAATCCTAATCCACGTAGCGCAATATGGAATGACTTTGTAACATACGCACAGCAACGTATAGGTCCTCACATTACGATTCAAACATACAACCCGAAAAAGATTCTGGTTGATTTGAATGTTGAAGTATCTGTACAAGACTGGGTTAACTTGCAAGAAATGAAAGCTACATTACGTGAAGCAATTATACAGCTATTCAAACGTAAGCCAGGCATGTTAGGCAAACGCTTTTCCAAGTCAGATGTTATTGACGTATGTAAGTTTATTCCAGATGAAGACACGCGCCGTGATGGTGTTGACTACGTAGAAGTACTAAGTCCTACCAACGACCTTGAGCCAGATTCAAAACTAGAGTATGTGACACTTAACAGTTTGAACGTTTTCGTTAAGTACACAGAACGTGAGGACAGATAATGAGTAAGACAGCTACAGACTTGCTTGTTGATATTCTAAAGGAAGATGATTTATGGTCTTCCTTTGCAGATGTTGCACAGCGAGTATACGACAGTAAGCTAGGTTCTCCTCTAAAAGAACTAGAAAGAATTCGCTACATCGATCAAGACACAGACCCTGTATTTATCGAACGAGCTATTCGTCAAGCAGGCATAAACCTTACTAGTGAATTCTTTGAACACAACAAAGAGAAGCTTACCAATTCATTCTATCAGTTGATTAAGTTTTGGGAAACAGACGGCAATCCGAACTATCCTAAGTTTATCAGCTTCTTACTTGGTAGAGACTTCAAAGAAGATGTTCTTTATACAAGTGATTACATTGAGTTTTCACCTACTCATGGAAAGCTTGTTGTAGACGGCGGTAACTGGTATAGCACAAGCACAGTAGATATAGCAGTTGATGTACAAGGCCTGAAAGAAAGCTTAACACTGCGAATCACTACAGAAGATATTCCTAGTATTCGCGAACTATTAGGTTATTCTACGGCTACTGATGAAGAACGTGTTTCAATCAATGAAACGATTCGTGTACTCCAATTAAAAGAGCTAACTACTTCGGACAACCCAGCTATTGTTCGTAAGCTGATAGAGAATAGAATACTTAAAGTTTATTATCAGTTTGCACCTATTGAGAAAGTTGTTAGAGATATCTATCTGACAATTTCAGCAGTAGCAAATATAGGTATGTTTGGTTCTAGCTTAATTAAACCAAAGCGCTACGTAGACCCGAACAAGCCTGCTATTGTAAGTATGGAGTTTGTTATTCCATCTAAAGTGCAAGGGTTCAGAAAGTATCCAGCGCATGTACTGGTATCCTACATGGATGAAACGCAAGCCAGCGAATATCCTATTTCTGTTTCTGGCGAGTACGTTAAAAGCTTTGACGGCAAAACGATTGAGTTCTCAGACATTGATTTTGTTACGGATATTGAATTCACGTATACTGCAAAAGGAACAACAAAGACCGTAACGGTAGAGCTTTATCCTATCGGTACGCCTTTCATTCCTGATGAATTGCAGATAGTTGGAAGTGTTAGACCTCTTGAAGAAGCTACCAATACTTATCGTCTAATTACACGACACGACAACGTAAGAGAGTACGGTGACGAGGATAGAATTACTTGGAGCATAGATAGCGAACATGCTAGCTTCAAAGATAACGTCCTTGTAATTGAAGAAATCTTCGAAGAACACCCTGCTACTGTTACTGCTAAACACCGCAACGTTGACGGCACTACCAGTTCTGAAACACTAGCTATAACTCTAGTACCTAAAGAGCGTAACGTTGTTGCTAAAAGCATTCGTATAGTTGCAGAGCAGTACGTTGACAATGCTTGGGTCGAGTTGAATACTTTGACTGATATAGTTCAAGGCATGACAGGTGTTTTCCTTACTGCAATTGTAGAATACACTGACGGTAGCGAGAAAGAGCTTTATAGTTTACCAGCCCAATTTCGTGCTGGAAGTGCTGAGCTTACTTTACCTTACTGGCAAACGTCTACTACTGCAACTAGTATTAGTGAGACAGGCGAGATTCAGATTCCAATTGTTTACAGGGACTTTACGGCAGAGTTTGCAGTAAACTACCAAGAAGATGATAGAGTGCTTAATGGTTCTATCAAAGTATTCTTCAAAAAGCCTAGACTAGTTGTTGAGTCAATCGAGATTATAGGACCTAGTTCTGTTCTTGAAGAAACACGTAACGTTTACCAGTTGCAGGCTACTTGGTCTAATGGAATGATCAGCATTGTAGATGCAGACTGGTCTAGCAGACAAACAGCTAATGCAGTTAGCACAGAAATATCTGACTCTGGTTTAATGACTGCACCTAGTGTAGACAATGACGCAATCAATGTAAGCGTGAATGCAATCATTGATGTGTACCGTTACGACGAGGACGACAACGAAAGTATTGTTAAGTTAGCAACTTCAAAAACAGTAGAAGTCAAAGCATTACGTAGAGAAGTAAACAGTATTGAAGCCCTTATGCCTCAATCACTTTCTCAAGGTAACACTAATCGAGTTCGCTTCTATGTTGATTGGAATGACAATAGCAATACTCAGATTATTCCGTATCGTGTCGAACTAAAACAAGGTGACAGGGTTTTATCTAAGTACGTTCGTCTTGATTCTGGATACGAGTTAGAACATGAAGACAACGTGCCTGTTATTCTTTCTCTATCTGACGATCAGTTCAATGCTATCGATGAAAGCCTAGACCACCCGCAGTTTCTTATTGAATATCTAAGCGATACAGAAGAAACAAACTTCGAACAGATTAAAGGGCTGGTGGATATATACATCTACTATATAAACCCGTTAGACGTTCCAGAAGAGGGCGTTGTCCTAACTGATGAAGAACTTGACTTAACGGAAGTTCCTTACTCTACTTATGCTACCTCTATCAGCGTAACACCTAAGATTTTCTTAACAGAAGACTTGGAGATTATTTACGCCGAAAACATGCCTGAGGGTACGCGTACATTCTTGACTGCTATTGTTACTTATGCGAATGGTGAACAAGAACAAGCAAACGCTACATGGAGTATTGAGCCTAGCTTTATCGATCAAGAAATTGAAGCAGACTTAACACAAGGTCAGTTTACGATTGAGGGAATAGTTAAAGCACTTATAGGTGTAGACCGAGTTTGGTTAGACAGTAACGAACTAACGCAAGCGCAAGTAGATA